ATCCTTTACCTCGAACTCCTTAGAGCACACTAAACACCAGTAGTACCACACTCCATCCATGAGTGCGGAGAAACTAAGTAGTCTCTTGTCCTGATTCGAGCAGTGCGGGCACATCAGTTTCTTCTGGTTCATCTTCAGTCACCTGAATCTTCGGAATGACGCGCACATGTACCGCCCGATATCCCTTACCCGGAACTTCAAGAGGCGTGAACTCAACATGCATACCAGTCTTTAGTTCAGGAAACTTCACTGTGTCCTGTCTAAGTGCGGTCCAGTGAAAGAAGATGCGAGTGAACTCAATCTCACGAGATGAGATGAATCCCCACCCAGTCTTACTCACTTTGATGACTCTACCAACTACTTTCTTCTCAGTGTTTGTTTCATTCATTACCGTGCCCCGTATTAGAAAGCGGGGGATCACCCGTCATCATCCGCCTAATGCGGAAGTATTGAGTGACCCCCCTATCACCGAGTAGTCTATAACTGGCACCCCACGTATGAGTGCGAGTATTCCACTCAGTGAATGTCTAGATTACTTCCTCCTCATCATCTTCTTCATCACCGATGAGGTCATCGTCTTCTTCTTCGCCTTCCTCATCTTCTTCCTGCATCACTTCCACGACATCTTCAGCCGTGATCTCATCGTCTGGATCAGGAAGAACAGATGGATCCGTATCCTCTGCCATGAGGTAAGGTGGTACATCCTCGAACTCGTCGTACTTGTTCATACACTCTCCAATTGATGGGCTGAGTTAAGCCAGATAAGTGCTACCGATTTCTCCCCCGCTCGGTAGCCACACGGGTGAAAACCCTACATCATGACCATGACGACATGATATAAGGCTAGAGGTTTATCCCCGCAGAGGGCGATACTTGTGGTTGACGCGGTTGAGCATGCGTCCCTGCCACGTATCGTTCTCCACGAAGATTTCGATCTGCTTGCCGACCGCATTCGCCAGATCGAAACGTGCACCAGACTTCACGTCCACACCGAACGCCATCAGGAAACCTGCGGCGAATGAGATGGCCTTCGAGTTGAAGTTCCAATCCAGCGGAACGTTGGCGAACTCTTCCGAACCGTTGTCCGCGTTCTTGACGATGACACCTTCCACCGGGTAATTGGTGGAACCGCCATCCTTTGATGGAGCCTCACCGATGGAAACGATGTTCACCACGTACCACGCGGGTTCGACAATCTTGCCACGGAGGAGGTCGCGATCGCTAAAGCTGACAATAGGCACTGTAATTCTCCCTAGAACTTTGTTGTGACGTTGTTGGTGTTGTTGAGTTTGGTGATGGCAGGTTTGATCCACGTATCATAGATGGGCTTGTCCCCAAATATGATCTTCTTTTCCAGTCCCAGAGCTGATCTGGCAAAGTCATCACCAGTGTGTTCTGTCAGTAGTGAGTAGTCACCTCCTGCTCCCTCTACAAATCCCTGCTCGATATTGAAGTGATAGACTTCACCACAATATGCGGGGATTTTAGCCGCCACGTTCTTACCCGCGGTCACGATTTGACGCGAGATATGCGTGGTCTTCTTTGTAGTGTCGCGGTACTCTGCCTTCACTACGTGTGCAATGAGGATTACATTCACCTTGTGGAAGTTATGAATGTCCTTCGTCAATGCAATGAGTTCATTCAATGCACTAGACTCAGCGTTGTAATCCTCGATCTCGTTGACGGCAATACCTGCCACCAACTTACCAGCAGCTTGACCAGACTGGCGAGTCACACCATACTTTACCTTCATGGTCTGACGCAGCGTCATATCGGCCATACTTGTCAACGAATCAATGACGATGGTCTTATAGGGACAGTTGACTTGTAACTTCTCCATCATCTGTTTACCCTTAGCCCAATCATCATAGTCATCATAGTTGATTGTCTTGGGATCAATGCCCCACTTCTTCATGGGGAGGAGAATGCCTGACATCTTCCTATCCCATGAGAACCAATACTGAGGTCCAGGGAAGCTCAATGCCTGTGTACTCTTTCTCAGGCCAGGCTCACCCTTGAACATGCAGTAGAGATGATCTACTACTTCACTGCCCATGTTAGGCATTAATGTAAGTCCTTCTTGTCAATCGGAAACACTAGATCGGGCTTGGCTTCACAGATGACGTAACCGATTACTTTATCTTCATCATTAGGCTCGACGATGGGAACGAGTTCCATCTCAACATACTCATCACCTTCAACATCGATATAGACTTCCTTGTCCCTCGATGAGAGTGGAAGATTACTCAACTCCTCTAATAGCTGTCTGACCTTCATTCGCTCTCCTTATTCGTAGGATCCCACACAGGAGCGACAGTGTAGTTGTTCCTCAACACTTCCTCTCGCATACCTCTATCAGCCTCACACACCTGCTTGAACATGCATGGACCGAACATGGTGTCACAGTGCGTGTAATCAGGAGGCCAATACTCAGACTCACTGAACTGAATATACTTGTAGGCGTAGTAGGGAAGGATCTCACTCTGCCACTCTATCAGCCTATCCGCACTGAATGAAATGACTTCGCGTGTCAGTCGTTCGTCTATCTTCAATGAGGTCTGTAGACCTATCTTGTTGACGATGACGTTACGTGACTTGAGCAACATACACTGCCCGAGGAACTGATTAGACAGTGTTGATTTATCACGTCGCTGCTTGAATGTCTTGTGATCCATCGACACGATACCGATCTGATTCGTGTCAATGATTAGATCGAACTTCGCCTTCCACAGTACGCGGATCTCATCATCCTCATACAGCACTTCACCCTTCACCTGCTCACACGCGAGTGGGATGAATGCGTCGTTCTTGTAGAAGTCGAAATACTTCTCACATGTTTCAAGTGCGAATCGCCAGCCCACGACGAAGCCTGAATTCATCTCTGGCGTATTGGTGACACCAGGATATTCGTCTATCTCGTGCTTGCATGTCGGCTTGAGCACGCATAACTCATTGCATACATGCTCTACTTCGTTGTCCGGCTCCATGAACTGATGAGTCGGAATGAATCCACTACAATGAGGGCAACCAAGAATGTAAAGTTGCCCAGCGGTGAGCGCGTGTCCGATGCTGGTAGCACGATTATGTCCATCTATCTGCCTCTGATAGAAAATCTCGAACACCTTGTGAATCAGGCTGCCTACCTCTAGTGAGTTAGACTTGCCCTTACTAGACACTAGACGGTGATTGAACCGAATGTCATAGTATCGGCCACAGCTCATTAGACTCGACAGACTAGTCGCGTCCATGATGACATTCTTCTTCGGTACTAATACTTCCATTACTTCACCTTCTTCGTTTCTAGAGTTCTCTTAGAACACTTCTCACACTGAACCATCCGTTCATTCTCGTTCTCGTAGAGAATGATGTGATGAGTGTTCTCCTTGCAGTAGTGACAAGTTTTACTCATTTCATCTCCTGTATCGCATCTTCATGCTGAATCATACGACAGGTAACAGCACCCGTCGCCATGAACAGTATGATGCACAGTAGAACTACTAACACTTGGATCGCCCAGCGGTATGGACCATACCACATACAGCACACTTCCAATCTTTCATGATAGTGAAACCTGTTGTGTGGATACGGACCAGATCATGCGCAGTCCACTTGTCGCATCGCTTACACGTCTTCTTACTATTTGACACGACGCAGTTTGGGCTTCTTGCTTTCGTACGCATACAGATCGATACCGAAGGTGAAGGCGAGTGCGTTCCTGATGACGAGAGAACGAGAGATATCGTATCTCTCACACTCCTTCTCAATAGCTCGCTCAATCTGTCCATCCGCTCCAGTGTAATAGGGGCGGCGTCCACCAGTCAGTCTAGGCATTCGCTGAGGCATTAGTTCTTCTCCAATTGATCGGACACCTCGTCCATAGTCTTCTGAGTGGGGAATGTAATCTTACCATCCTCCCACTCGAAGCAAATCTGATCTAGCATGTCGGTCACGATGACTCGCTTAGTCGTACCTATACGCGCACCTACTGACCGCGTGTAGTGCTGTGTGGCCTCAACAGCTTCCTTCGCAGTTACATTCCGACGGACATACTCATACTGTCCGTCCTGAAAGAACTGCACGACGTTGAACTTATCTTCAGGCATTACTTCTTCCCCATTGGCTTCAGTAGACCACGCCCAATCAATGCCTCTTTGAG